GCCTGTTTAAATTCTCTTTCAGCTTCCTGGTGCATTTCAAGCTCTAAGCCGTCTAAGTTTTTGTTATTGGCTACTAAGTTAGCAGCACGAAGGAATGAGTAATTTTTCTTTACTCTTTGCTCATCGCTAACTTTGTTTTCGTTACCCCTAGTAGCAGGAGCCGCCATTCTTTTGGCTTCGGCTTCTAACATTAAGTGATTTTCAATGTCACTTTCAATATTAGTAACTTCAGTTCTAATGGTTGTTAATTTCGACCTTTGTTCATCGTTGGCATTCGCCCCTAATGTTTCAATGGCAGAAATTAAAGATCGCATTTCTTCTATTTTAGCGGAACGCGACTGCTTTAATTCATCGGATTTTAACATGTTAATATTTTTTTAAATTGTTTAAAAATTCAACAAACTCATTGAAATTGCATTCCGCTTTTTCATTTTGCTGAATATGTCTTTCCATGCTTCTTGAAGCTACAGTAGTATTTGGATTAGCTGGGTAAGTTACCGGGCTAACATCGTAAACTTTATTAATCTTTGTAATCGTTCTTTTCATTCTTCCGTCCTTCATTTCCCATCTGTCGCCATTTTCCATTAATGAAAAAGCAAAAGAAGATTGATAAATGTCACCTCTTTTAATTAATTTCATTACGTCTTCGGCTGCGTGGGTTTCCGGGGGAAAAATATTATAAACCAAAGCGTTTCCATCTCTTTTTATAACTAAAGTATTGTTTTTAACTCTACCAAGCACGATATTTTGGTCGTGATTAAATAAAGCGGCTGCCTCGGAAAAATCAGCATCATTAAAGGCATCCATATCTATTTCTTCATCAAAACTACCCATATCATAAGCTCTATTTAATGATGAAGCTATGCCAGTTATTTCTCTAGTTTCTATATCGCTTTTAAATTCGATATTAAAATATCTTCTTTCCATTTGATTATTATTTGACCTGTCTTCCATAATCTTATTAGCTGTTTTTTCTGCCCAAGGTAACATCGTTGAACCTCCCCATGCATCGTACATTATTGAGCCGCAAATTTCGTTTTCATTTTCATCAAAATATTTGCCCTGGTCATAAACTTTAGCGCGACTTAAAAAACTATATGTTCTAATTACTTCATCTTCACTTAATGCCGCTCTATTTGCTAACTGCCTTGCTCTATTCCAACCAACAGATGTACCACACTTACTTCCATTATCTTCTTTATGCTTCAAAGCTTTCTTCGCTGCATTGCTTGCGGATTGAGGGTAAGTTTTATATGGCATCGCTAATTATTTTGATTAGTGACTTCTTTACTATTGGACGCTAAAGGCATGCCAAATTTATCTCCACCTTCGTAAGGATTAAATCCTTCAAGATTTCTAATTTCATTTGGTGCAATCGCTCGAATATTATAAAGTTTAGTGTAAAATTCTGCACGCGCCATAACGTCACCTCTATACAACTCATCTAAATCTAACTTAACAAAATATTTGCCCCAGTCCTTTTGTGGGAATAGCTTTGTGTTAAACTCATTTTCAATTCTTTTAGTCCAAGCCCTTAAAGTGTATTGAACAAAGATTCTGTTTAATATTTCAATGTTTGTTGCAGAAATATTGTTTTGACCTAACAAAAGAAAGCCCGGAACGCCAGTAAGGTTCGAAATATCTTCAATAGTCAATTTTCTTGCGTCAATATCGGCTGCATCTAATTTTGAAGATACTGGTTTAAATTTAAAACCAGCCTGTAGGAATGCTACGCCTTGTTGATTGTTGGGACCTGAATATTTATCTGCCCAACCCTTTTTGATTGCGTTTAATTGATCCTCATTTAAAATCATATCTGTTTCAACCGTTCCACTTAAATTAGTTCCTTTTGCATAAATGTCATTTCCGTAATCAATTTCATGTAAAGCTCTGGAAAAAGTAGTTTTTCCTGCCTCAATCAAACTTTTGCCCCAATATCCGTTATCGCTAAATGATTTTATGTGAAGTACCTCGGACTGGCTATAAATTTCATTATTGGATTCTAATTTATAGTAAAATTCGTCGTTTATTTTATACATTTCCCACGGTTCGTCAACTAAAACCAAATCAATTACATTACCTGCCTGATTTCTATTAGGAATAATTAAAACATTACCTGATTTTGTGGACATTGAACCGTTTACGGCTTGCCTAACAATAGCTTCCCTAAAACTAAAAGTATCGTATTTTTTTGAAGGTCTATATTTTATTAGGCTGTACATTGGGTGATTAATAGCCTCAACCACATTTCCATCTGATTTTAATTCATAAATAGAAAAAGGTAAACTTGCTATTTGCTCTGATAAAATAGATAATGCCCTAAAGTAAGCAGGAATAGATAATGAAGTTTCATGAGATACGCGCCTTTGGTTGGTACCAAAAAGTTCTTGGTATAATTTCCAATCTTTAGCAGGCCCTAAATTGGAAATTCTACTTCTTTTTATAAACTTTACTATTTTATTTATAAACTCCATACTACAAAGATGAATATAATAAACTTATTAAGCAAATAAAAAATTTATCCAATAATTAGATTAAAATCCAAATTAATTTTATTTTTTGGGTCAATAGCCTCACCAATAGCCATGGCAGCCGCAACCATGCCATCTATTTTTTCATTAGATTTCCTTTTGTCAAATTTTACTAAGCCTGTAGAGTTAATAATCAACGCCACATTTGATAGCATCCATTTTGCAACTGGATCTCCATTGTGAAATATTTTTTTGCCTGTTATCATTTTTTCAAATTCGCAAATAGGCGTATTCATTTCAGGAAAACTTTGTGGGAATGGCTTAACATTTACTCCTCTTTCCTGTAGTGAAATTACAACGTGAGTAGCTCTCCACGGGTCGTATGCCAAACTTCTTATATTGTATTTTTGGTATAATAGGTAAATGTCATTAATAATAGCATCGTTATCTACTATATTACCATTCGTTACCTTTATACTTCCATTTAATGCCCAATCCATATAAGGAACTCCATCCCTTAAACTCCTTTCTTTTACGTTATCCTCTGGTATCCAATATTTCCACAGTAAAAAGGCTGGTTTACCGTCAAATTCAGGAAAGAACAAACAAAACGCACTAATATCTACGGTTTGAGCCAAATCCAAACCGCCAAAAGCAGGACGTTTCAATAAAAATTCATCCTTAATGTCCATTTGGCACTCATTCCACATATTTTCATTTATCCATGTAGCATGAGTGTTTGTCCAGTAGTTAAGATTTTTAGTCATAAAACCAATTTGCTTTGCAGCTCCTTCATTTATGGCTTTTGTATATTGGTCTTGTAGATAACCCATACCAATAGTGACATTCATGGAAGGATTAGATTTTACCCAATTATTACTATCCTGCCAGTCATCTTCTTCGTCTAAAGAAAATATAAGTGGAAAAACCGCGTCATCATGTTTATGACCTTTAATTATATCTAAACAAACTTTTCGTAATTGGTAACATGGACTTTCTTTGTTAAATCCTGCAGTAGTAGTAATTAAGATTAATGGTTGACTTCGGCTTCCAATTCCCGACTCCATGATTTCCAAAATAGAACTATCTGGATGCGCGTGCATCTCGTCAATGATTGCCACATGAGGGTTTAATCCATCTAAGGTTTTAGCATCGGAAGACACTGGTACCATCTTTGAATTAGATTGAGTGCTATAAATCGAATGCGCTCGAACCTGCACCATTTTATTAACCGCCTTGCTATCCTTTTTTAAGTAGTCTAATATTACCCTGGCAGCATCCCAGCATATACGAGCCTGGTCGCGAGTGGTTGCAGCTGTGTAAATTTCCGCTCCTTTTTCCTGGTCTAGTATAAAACATGCTACCGCAGTAAGAGCTGCCGTTTCGGTTTTAGCGTTCTTTCTTGATATTTCTAAATAAACCTTCCTAAATCTACGTTTTTTATCAATTTTACGCTTCCATCCAAATATCATAGCCCAAAAGAACTCCTGCCATGGCATAACATTAACATTCATGGCAGCGTACTCGCCTTTAGTTAACCTACACACTTTCATGAAAGAAATATAGGTATCAGCTGCTTTTTGGTCGTAATAATAAGGGTAATTACTACTTTCCGACTTCTTTAAGTCGTCGTAATGCCTTTGTATGGCTAATCTTGCATATTCACCTATCTTTTCATTTTCAAGTTGAAACATTAGGCGTTTTTAATTAGCTTCATAATCGGATCTTCTTCCTTCTTGTCAGCCCGGTTAAAGTATTCAAGCTTCAATCTTGCCTTCGGGTCTAACCCAAACCTGTCAGACATATCGTTATAAATCTCAACTGACTGCTTAAACATCGTCCACTCAGGAGATATTTGCTGAGTACCATTAGGATAAACTACTACACCATCATTTTTTAAGATGTTATTGGCTGCATGCTGAATAACGGTTAATAACCTTGCTAGCATATTTATAGCAATAATATCAACATTGTAACTAGCATCGGCACTTTCTAAATGCCTTTTGACTAATTCCACGGTATTTTGCTCTTCGTCCGTCAAATCAAATGGATTTAAAGCAATTATTTGTTGCGGAGTAATTCTTTTAACCCGACTAGGTTTTAAGGTTCCCTGAAGTTCTTTTAATTTTTGTGTTTTCATGTTAATTTACTTTTTTAGCTATAATAGCTTTAATAATGTTCTCTTTGCTTTGTGGAAGGTAATAACCATCTATACTAGCCATTCTTCCTGGTGAAAAGCCTCTACCTTCCATATTGCTTTTCGTGTTATGACATTTTTTACAAAGTGTAAATAGATTTTGTTCGTCAAACGGGTGACCACCTTGTAATAATCTTATAGCGTGATCCGCTATGCCATTATTGTTTCCATCCGAACAATCAGTAATAATGCCTTTAGCTTCGCAAACTTCGCAAATCGGTTTCCGTATTTTTTGTAAAGTCCTAATACGCTTCCAGATTGCAGAACCATAAAATTTTTTATCGGCTGAATCTTTGTAAGTATTTGGTTTTACAGGATTTTCAAACCTTCGATACCTTCTATTGTTCAAATTTGGCATACGACAAATATACATTATTTTTTTTTACACCACCCTTCGGAAAAAATGGATTGATTTGCTTAGAAT